ATACTTGCTCATTTTACACCTCCTATAAATAATGGCCCTATTCCACCACTAGCATAATTATAACATAGAAATATAGTGCTAGCTATAGACAAAATAAACAAAAAATCTATAGCTAGCTTGTGAAATATCACAGTTGACTATAGCTAGCTATAGAAGTATAATACAGTCAGAAACAAGGAAAACAACAAACACAGAAAGGAAGTAAAAAAATATGAAAAGAACAAAAAATATGATTTATAAGGCATCCGATGAAGCAAGAGAGCTGTTTTTATATGCTACTAACTCAGGCGTTTTGTATGATCGCCAGATTAAGCCGAGTATCGAAAACCTCAGAAAAAAAGCAAGAAAGGGGACCTTTGATAAAGACAAGGCGGCAGACCTCTTTTATTATGTAGCTACAAGCGCTTCGGCCATGTATGATAAAGATTTTGGATTTAGCTTTTCTGTCCAGCAACGCTTTACAGCCGCGGTTGATATGGTTGATTTTTACATTGATGAAATAGAAGAGATTTAAGCCGAAACGCCCAAGGCTGGGCGTCCGTTGGGGATTGCCTCCCAGCGCTGATGATGGCAGGCAAGAAAGGGAAAAGTTATGACAACATTACACATTATTAAGTTAAGTGAGAACGCCCCAGCTATGGCGTACGGTTTCCGCTATAACGTCCAGATCTGGACGAAGGACAGCGGCCGCGGCTGGTGCTATGCCGGAAACGGCAAGTTTTTAAAGACTGCAGGCGAGGTTCTGAGCTATGGCAAGGAACACGCTGATTTTTACAGTGCTGACATGTACAAGGATTTTTACGCCTGTATGAGTGAGGAAGACGTTGTATATTTTGTAGGGGTTTACAAGTGGCACGCCTTCCGCGTATATCCAGATGGAAAAATTACAAAGGCAACTGAGCAAGAAGGCGAATTGGCCGGAAAATGGCTTGAAAGAGAGAAAGGAAAGCGATGATAACAACAAAAATTGTCTTGCTGGGCGACACTCACCCGGCAAGACTTCGCGGTTATGGTTACAGTGTGCAGATTTTTGTAGATGGTGAATACAGTAATATTTGCAAGTTGTGCCGGACTCTGGCAGATGCTGAAAGCTACGCTAAGGAATTTTAAGTTTTGCGTTTCTCCGCTTTAGGCGGCGAGGTTCACGACCTGGGGACGCTATTTGGGCGGTGTGACCGCCTCCGGTGAGGGCTACCCATGCGGTTATAAGTGATCTATACCCGGCGCAGGTGCTGCGATAAACCCCGGCGAGGTTGGCAAGAGGTTGAGACAAGAGCGACGCCGTCAAAATACAAGGGAAAAACATCAACCGCAAATGCGGAGGCGCTAACGTCCGCAAACGGCACGAGATCCAGAAAGCTGTATAATCGTCTGGATATCTAGCAGCTTATGCATCTGCTAACACAACCGATTGCATACGAGATGGAAACCAGCGAAAAAGGTTAAAGGCTGTAAAGGTCAGGCGGTGCGGAAAGCTGCGGCAAGTACGGTAAAAACTGACAGGATAAAGGAAAGACCGTCTGGGGGTCCGTTACCCCTGTAGTGCCAGGGTGATCCGGTAAAAGATTTGAGAGCTACACGAAACGGCGTCATGCACTACTTGCCACATTTAGCAAGCATCACGGAGATAATAAAAAGAAGAAAGTGAGAGCAAACAATGATTTTACAAACGGTATCTATCAACGCAGCACCACGAGAGCTGCATATAAAGCTTTTTAAGGTTCACGGCGAGGAGTGGGAAAAGCTGGTGCAAGAAATTGCAAGCCTTGACGCTGTGGCCCTTGTGTCATGGGCGCGAGTATTCGAGGCGGTAAAGACTCCAGGTGTGGTGGCACACTGGGAAGTACAGCACGAAATTGACGGCAAGGCATACACAGAGCAACGCATATTGCACGCATCCGTAAAGACTCCGGGCTGCATTCAGTTTTCTACGGCTCATATCTACCCAGACGAGTATATCCCAGTGATGGATTCACAGTTTAAAAATGCAGCTGATTTTTTCCGGTATGAAGCGCCACTGTCGGCAGTTGTTATTATTGAAAAGGTTGCGTGACGCGGAAAGAGGTGATAAAATGAAGGTAATCTGGGAACTAAGCCTACAGATTGAGAAGATGCGCAGCAGTGCAGAGCGTGCTATTCTCTGTCAGAAATCAAGAGGATTTAAGGCAACGATTGAAGAAAAGGAAAAACATGAAAAAATGCTTGATGCAGTGGCAAAGGGCATTGGCGACTTGTTACTCGGTGTGCTGATCTTTGGTGGTATGGCGGTTGCGTTGTACTATGGAAGTATTTGATAGAAGGATATAAAGCATATTTAAACAGACGTTCTCTGTACTCGCACGTACAATTATAATTTTATTTCAATCCACACAGACGGTTCACTGCCTGTGAATAGCGACCGAAGCCGGAATAAATATCATCTTCATTTTTAAGATAGCGTGATGGCTTGAAAAAGTCAAGAACTTTTTGTATAATACTTACAATGCACAAACAGTACTGCTATCTTATAATAATGCATATTGACAAGGGAAAGGAGTCGGCAATGGCAAAGAAAGATTTAACAGGCGAACGGCATGGAGATTTGGTGGTGCTGGGAGCTTCCGAAAATAAATACGCTAGTCCTAACACCGGAAAAAGAATAAGCCTTTGGAAAGTGAAATGCTTAAAATGCGGAAATATAAAAGAAATGCAGGCATCTCACTTTTACAGATGTGTAACATGTGGATGCGTAAGAAGACGTAAATACCACAACTGTGTAATATGTGGAAAGCCATTTATTTGGCATCCGAGTGATACAAAACAATGTTGTTCTGCTAAATGTGCGGCACAATTAAGAAAGAAACACGGCTTGTGTACGCCAAAGGGGACACCTATGCCGCCTGCTCTAATTGAAGCTCAAAAGAAAAGTCAATTAGTAAAAGCGGCTCGCGAACGAAAGAAGCAACTAAAGCGGCTCATGCTTTGCCAGAAGGACAACCGGGACCACAAAACAGAACTGCTAAAAAGTGGATTTTAATTGATCCTCTAGGAAATTGTTATATAGCAGTATCGTTGAAGGATTGGGCTAGAAGAAATTGCCGAAGGTTCTTTGATGAAGATGTACCAGAAAATATTGCAGCTGGACGCGTGCGTGGTGGTTTTACTGCAATTGCAAGTAGTTTACGTGGTGTGTCTTCACGGAGATCTAGGCCAGTGTATACTTATAAGGGCTGGCGATTGGAAGAGTTACCAGTTGAAAAGACCGAAGAGGATGTTAAAATGGCGTTGGAAGAAAATAGGAGACAAAATGGCGAAGAGAAAGAAAAAAGTTGAGAATAAACGAATCCTGGCACTAGAACTGTACAAAGGATTCTTAAAGGCTGAACCTGATTTGGCTGATCAAGCAAAAGCTGCGATTGAGGATTTTAAAGCTCAAGGCGCAAAATGGGACGAAAATATTGTGTACTGTCCTAATGATAAAATACTGCTAGAAATCAAAAAAGCACGCATGGGGGAGCCAGATGCGAAGTATTTCAAAAGGCTTAGAAATGCCACTGCAGGATTGATTTCAGCAGTGGCAACATGGGATTTATCAAAAGTAATTTATCGCTTTGATGAAGATTTTTATAGTGAATTAAGAGAAACAGAAGGAATAGAAAAAGTTCCGGTAAACATGTTACTTCATTTGCCATATAAATGTTTATGTCTTCAAGTTGGTGATGAATCAAGGTTTACATATTTGAATTATGATTTTGAATTTAAATTATATGAATTAAGGATTGAAAGACTTTTCTTTAATGACGATGAAAACAGAATTGAATCAAGGAGCTATTTTTTAACCTTATCGTCTGATAAATTACAAAAATGTATAGACCATACAATTTCCAGCGGAATTGATAACTATAAAAGAGTGGGGCTGCCGGAGTTTTCGGAGAAATTTGAAGAAACATATAGAAAAGATCGCGAAATATTTCAAAGCACAATACAAATGATTCTGTTTATACTGTCACAGAATGTAGATATTGTCGAGAATGAAGAAAACAAGAAAGCAAGAAAGAAATATGCTCGTTCTGGTGCAAAGGAGATTCCTAAGGTATTGGATGCAGGATACCGTGTGGGAGCTGAAATAAGGAACGTTAGGGAAATCAATGTATACAAGAACAAGGCAGAAGCAAATGAACAAAACCTTGATACACTGCCCTCTGCCGCAGGAAGCAAAAAGACTCCGCATGTACGCCGCGCACACTGGCATCATTTCTGGATAGGGAGTGAAAAGGCAGGAAACAGAAAGCTTGTGATCAGATGGTTGCCACCTATAGCAATAGGAAGCAGGATTCAAGATCTTTCACCAGTTGTACATGATATTAGAGCGTACTTCTGGCTAAAGTCACGAATTTTTAATAAAAAGAAAGGAACAGGAAAACAAGAATGAATGAAGAAAAAATGAAACGAGTAATTGAAGCAGTAACGCAGTGCAAGCCACTTGCCAAAAATGATTGGCCGAGAGGGCGCGAAGAATGGGGATGGTTGCTGGATAGAACATGCGATTTGTACAGCAATTATATTTCTTTGGAAAACGAAGCTCTGAAAAAGGCAGTTAAAATTGTAGTTGAAGAGTTTTTTGATTCTGTTGATAAAGTCTATCCAGAAAACGAAGAGCCTATTCCAGGTAAAGAATTTTTTGATTCTGTTGATAAAAACTATTTAGAAGATAAAGGGTATATTCCGGATTTTGCAGAAGAATTATATGAAAAACTTGTTGACGATGATGGAGATGAAAAAACGGAAAAAGAAAGAGATATAGAACGTACAATAAACTTGATGATGACAATAATAGAATTTACGTGTCATTGTGAGGAAGAATACTTAGCACAAATGCCTGCCGAAGAGTTAAAAGCATGGGAAACATTAGCAAGGATAGATAAAAATTATAGAATAAAAATTTGTCGCGGATATAAATTTGGGAAAATAGCAGATGGTTTTGTGATCGACGACACAGTTGATAACTTGATACAGCTCCACAAAAACGCAGAAGAGGCACGAGAAAGCGAAATTGCGTATCCATTTAAATGGTATATGCAAAAATAAAAGATATAATATTAAAGTATAGCTAAAAAGTAGGGATAGAATCAAATCTATCCCTATTATTTTACAGTTATTGACAGTATTTTACATTATTATACATTATTTTACTGTAAAATAATGTCAAAATCTATCGGCTTTTCTTACGGCGCTTCTTCTGCTTCTGCTGTTTGTATTCGGTTCTTATGACTGTGATATTTCCGACAGTTTCCTCAGTTCTGATTCGCTTCAAACTGCCAACATAGGTTATTATGCTGATTTCGCGCTTCTTTCCACTTCTACCGCCCATATCATCCCCTCAACTTTCTTGTAAGTTTCTGCCCAAATGATTCTCGATACGTGATTTTTACATCTGTGTCCACATCAATAGGACGTCCAACCACTAAAATTTCTGTAGGATGGAGTCGGGAACACATTTCTTTGAAGCCCTGTCGATAACACTCCTTGCCTTGATCGGTAAAGCAGCCGTTTGTGCTGACTGCCAGCGTACTCTCTTCTGGCAACCCTTCAAAGCAAAAATCAAACGTCTCTGCATTTCCCCAACCTGCAGTCGGGATGACGTCGCATCCATTCATAAATAGCCACCATGCAAGG